TGTCATCCCTATCGACGTTTAACCATCGAAGAAGGAATGACTTATGGAGCGAACTCCAAAGACAAAATTGGGGTTGGAGGCATATAAGTGTCTCCTCGACGATTATGAAATCAATCGAAGAGAATTTCCATTGGAGAGGATTTACCATGAAGGTATTTCCTTTTTAACCGTCACCTTGCCGGAGCTCGGAAGAGCTTTCGACAAGGGACTAAAAGATGGACGTTTTATCTTACCATCTTCGTTCAAACATGCGTTTGGTACGAAGAAGATCCCCCAGATTATGGGTTCATTGTTTCGGAAAGTTTTTTCTGATTCAGGGATCCTTCTCAAGGACGCTTGCACGTTATGTGTAAGCCGCATACGACAAGTATGCTTTTACTTTTACAAGGCTAATATTCCTTGTGGTCCTGAGAAGGAGGCGCAAGTGCTTGATACTTTTATCGAGGATGAGAAGCGCTTAGAGGAATTTAACGTCCTTTTGGACATCGAACCTCTTCTTCGCAATTCTCGGACTCAGCGAATTATCTCTGAAGGCCAAAGAGAAATCTATCGTATTTTCGGTCATTATGACCGTAACACAAAGTACGATTTGAATTACACTCATGGTCCAGGAGCTGTCGCTGACGCTTCAATTGATGCTAAGGACAAATGTCCCATTCCTTATAGTCTCGAAGACTATTGGGGAACTTGCCTTACCGGAGGAGATGAGAATCTCTCTCACGGCAGTAAACAAGTAGCATTCGCGAACGATTCGCGCCTTGAATTGAAGTCTCGGACGTCTAAGGTGACCTTGGTCCCCAAAGATTCCCGTGGTCCTCGTCTGATTGCTGTTGAGCCTACATGGCTTCAGTACCTTCAACAAGGTGTTCGTGATTGGATGTATTCTACTGTAGAAGCAAAACTTCAAGGTAAGTATGTACACTTCACGGACCAATCAGCAAATCAATCGGCTGCGATACTTGCGTCACTACACAATCTTCTGGCAACTATAGATCTCAAGCGAGCTTCAGACTTAATCTGTCTTTCGCTTGTGAAACAGTTGTGGGCCCTTGTCCCTCATCTTCTCGAAGACATGCTTCATTGCAGATCTGAGTTCTACTCTATCGACGGAAAAATTACCGGTCGATATCGAAAGTTTGCGCCTATGGGAAGTGCTTTATGCTTTCCCGTTTTAGCGCTGACCTTGTACGCCCTATGTTGGGGTACTTGGTACGAAGATGGCGGAAGTCGTGAAGACTTTTACGTCGACATCGTTGGAGACGACCTGATCACTTCAAAGGAATTTGCACTTTCTGTTATCCCTGTTCTTTCTGAGGTTGGGCTCATCATAAATGAGAACAAATCCTGCATTGGAACGCGGTTTGCAGAGTCGTGCGGCACTGATGCTTTTGATGGCATCAATGTTACACCTATAAAAGTTAAGGAGATCCTTGGCGATGCCAAGTTTGAGTCGGCGGCTAAAATGGTCGCTCATGCTAATCTTTTGCATGGGCGTGAGCTTTATCAACTTAGTCATTATTGGTTTGGTCAAGCAGAGAGTCTTCTCGGCTTTTCCATTCCTTACGGGCATGTTGATAGTCCTTTTGTCCATCGGAATACTGATGGTAACTGGATATTGCTCAATCAAGCGGCACGGGACGCGGGTGTGAAGATGCGCTATTTTCGATGCGTATCCGAAACTCGTAAGCGGCAATCTTTGCCGGTAAGATTGTATGGCAAGGCCATACAAGTCGCAAAAACTTTTACTAAGTTTAAGCGAAAAGAGGTTTATGGGGATTGTTATCTGATCGATCCGGATGTTCCTGATCGTGTTGATGTCAAAATGATCGACATACCACGTCGGTTGTTTCCAGTCTTCATGAATAACAAGCAAGTGGAAA